TCAAGGGAACAGATAATACTAAAAGACTACAACGATGACAGTATCAAGTACTACATCACTTCAATCATGAGAGTAAACTACTACTCCAAAACATCACCCTACCATTACAGAATTAGAAAAGAAAGACAATCCTATTCAGATTTAACAGAGATATTGAATATGGAATCAGATCAGGAAACATTTGAAACAGAACAATTATATCAATTATTGGAACAAGAGTTTTGTGAATTAGATTGGTTTAGAAAATCATTATTGGATTTATATCTTTCACTCAACTCACTCAAGGCGGTATCAAGGAAGACAACTATTCCCTTAACGAGTATAAGTCGTTATATTAGGGAGGGCAAGGAACAAATAAAGATAAATGTAATATCAAAATTAAATGGTTAAGGTATGAGTACATCACTAACAAGAAGATATAAAAGACAACAAGAAAGAGAATCAAAGAAGATGTTCCTAAAGGTTCAAAGAGAAACGATGGAACAGATAAACAAACATACTCCTGAAGAGAGACAACAGTTACTTGAACTATATGATGTAATGTTAAAACAAAGAGAACAAGAAAGAATCAATAGAGAAAATACTGTTATAGTAGAAGGAGAAGAAGAACAAAACAATTTACCATGGGATGTGGATGTAAAAAACGAGAACCAATTGTTGTAACCCCTCAACCAACACCTGAACCAATACCTCAACCACAAGAAGATTGGTATAATAACATAGATGAAATAACACCAATAAGTGGACAAACTCAGAACTAAAATATGGACAAACTCGGAAGTAAGGATAGATTAGAAAAGTTAAAACAAAACTCTATTGAAAATCCTGGCAAACAAAAGAGAACAAAGTGTACAACTTGTAAGAAACCAAAAGAGGTTGTGGTAGAAAATATACCATTACCATTTGAGTTGGAACCTGAAATATATATTCCAACCGTAGAGGATATTAAACTCGCATACGCTGAACTAACATCATTCGGTGGTGTGAAAGAAGACAAGAAAGAGTTAATTCAAAAGGTATATCAGGCACTGTTCAATGAGGAATTTATATTTAACTGTGGAGGATGTGGTAAGAGTCAAGCAAGAAAGTTTACCAATCACTTAAATAACATAGGAATATTATGAGCAAGGAAAACAAAGCAAACGAATTGGAATATGAACAAAGGATGGAACGTGCCTTTGAGTTAATGTTATATGAGAAAAAATCATATGATGAATTTAAGAAACAGTTCGCACAGGAATTTGATATATCAACAAGACAAGCAGAGAATGTGTGGAAGGATGTTAGGAACCGTTTAAAGGAACGATATAGTCAGAACCAAGAGGAAATACTAACCGAACAATTAAATCGTCTGTATGACCTTTTAAATCGTTGTAGACTACAAGGTAATAGAAGGATTGAATCAGAAGTTCTCAGAGACATAACAAAGATATTAGGAATGGAGGCACCAAAGAAAGTTGACTTAACTTCAAATGGTGAAACTATTTCTATTAATATTAACATAACGGAATAAAAAAATTTACCATCTACGATAGTAATGTTTCGTTTTTGACAATTTATATACATATATATGAAAATATTACAAGGAGATTGTTTTGAATTAATAAAAGATTTACCTGATGATAGTGTTGATTTGGTTATAACAAGTCCACCTTACGCGGATATTATTAATTATGGTAAGAACATATCAGTACAAAAACCTGAAGAATATTGTGATTGGTTATTACCCATCTTTAATGAGATTTACAGGGTCCTAAAACCGAGTGGTAGTTTCATACTAAACATAAATGATAATTGTAAGAATGGGTTAAGAAACCCCTTTGTGTATGAATTAATATATCGTAGTCAAAAGGAAACCAAACTAAAGTTCTATGACACATATATATGGCACAAAATGAACGGAATCCCAAACGGTTCATTAAAAAGATTTAGGAACAATACAGAATTTATATTCCATTTTGTTAAGGACCAAAAGAAATTAAAGTTCTATATGGATAGAGCACTCAAAGAACCAGCAAAGGCCACAAGTGATAGAGCAAAGTATAAATGGGATATAACAAATCATGGTGAGGTTAATAATGGTGAGAGAAGTGAGAAAAAGATAATGAAGATAAAATATCTCACAGGTTCAACAAACAAAACCAAAGAAGGATATGAACTACCAACAACGGAAAGGGAATTACCTTTTCTAATTAGACCTGATAATGTTGTAAGGTTTCATACCGCAGGACACGCAAGAGATAATACAATTAAACATCCAGCACCATTTTATAAGGACTTACCAAAATATTATATAAACTTACTGACAGACGAAAATGATACCGTATTGGATATTTTTGGAGGTATCATGACAACAGGATTAGCGTGTAAAGAAATTGGTAATAGACATTTTATTGGAATGGAACTAAATGAAAAGTACGCAGAGTTTGGTAAAATAAGAATAGAAAAATAATATATATGAAATTAATTTTAGGAGATTGTTTAGAAAAATTGAAGGACTTACCTGATAATAGTGTTGACAGTATTGTCACGGACCCACCTTATGGTTTATCCTTTATGGGAAAGAAATGGGACTACGATGTTCCATCTGTTGATATATGGAAAGAGTGTCTAAGGGTTTTAAAACCTGGTGGTCATTTATTATCATTCTCAGGTTCAAGAACATACCACAGAATGGCAGTAAGGATTGAGGACGCAGGTTTTGAAATAAGGGACCAAATTATGTGGATATATGGTTCAGGGTTCCCTAAGTCTCATAAGGTTGGTGATGGTTGGGGAACAGCGTTAAAACCAGCACACGAACCAATCGTTATGGCAAGGAAACCATTTAAAGGTTCAGCAAAGAATAATGTATTAGAGTGGGGAACTGGTGGATTGAATATTGATGAAAGTAGAGTTGGGTATAAAGATACATCAGACAGGGAAAGTGTTGACAGGAGTGATAGACAAGGTAATATGGGTTGGAGGAAAGACGCCTATGTGAATGGTGAGGGTGAACATACATTATCACCTGAAGACGCTAAAGGAAGTGATATAGGTAGATGGCCAGCAAACATTATATTAGATGAAGAAGCGGGAGAAGTATTAGACCAACAATCAGGTATTAGTGGAACAGGTAAAAAGAAATTAGGTAAAGATAGACAATCGTTTTTTGATAAGAACAGTCACATATTCGGTTCAGATAAAGAACAAACAAATCAACGAATAGAAGACTATGGTGATAAAGGTGGAGCAAGTCGTTTCTTCTATTGTCCTAAGGCATCAAAGAAAGATAGGGATGAAGGGTTGGATAATTTTGAAGAAAAGGCACAACGACAATCATCAGGTGGTTCAAGAGACTTTAACGCAAGATGTGCTAACTGTGGTAAGAAGTTTATAGGTTCCCCTGAAACAATATGTAGTTGTGATAATCCTATTACAGACAATACTGTGTTTAAAAAGAAGAACAATCACCCAACAGTTAAACCAACAGAACTAATGTTATACTTAATCAAACTCGTAACACCAAAAGGTGGGACCGTACTTGAACCATTCATGGGATCAGGTTCAACAGGTAAAGCAGCAATCAGAGGTGGATTTGATTTTATAGGGATTGAAAAGGAAGAAGAATATCTAAAGATAGCAGAAGCAAGAATAGAACACGAATATGGAAGTAAACATTAATCTAACTAAGAAACAATCACAAGCGTGGAAACTCTTAATGGATGATACAACCAACGAAGTATTATACGGAGGGTCCGCTGGTGCTGGTAAATCTTGGTTGGGTTGTTTATGGATTAGTACTCTATGTCTTCAATACGGAGGGATTAGATGTTTGATTGGTAGAACGGTATTACAACAATTAAAACTAACCACACTCAATACATTATTTGAAACCCTACAATCGATGGGATTAAAGTCAGGGGAACATTATGTCTACAATGGACAAAGTAATGTCATAACCTTTACAAACAAGTCTGAGATAGTATTAAAAGATTTACAATACCAACCATCAGATCCTAACTTTGACAGTTTAGGTGGATTAGAACTTTCCGCTATCTTCGTAGATGAAGCTAGTCAAATATCACAACTTGCGTACAACATCTTAAAATCTCGTATAAGATTTAAATTGGACCAATATAAT